AGCAGGTTGCTTGGCGTCAGACACGGCACCATCAGAGGCACCGAAGTCAACGGTCTTTGCTTTGAACTGACGGACACCAGCACCACTACCAACTGCTTGGTAGTTCACTTTGTTGCCAGTATCCTTAGCAAAGGATTGTAGCATGTTGTTATACAACATAGCAGGGAATGAAGCACCAGCACCATTCAGTTTGAATGGTTCTTTAACTTCTGTCGTCTCAGTGGAACCACATGCTACCACCAGGGGTGCTGCCACCAGGGCAGCAGCGATTGCTTTGAGTTTCATTCTACTTTACCTCAGAACTTGTACTTGGTTCCGAGTTCGACTTTCCAGTCACGGGTATCATCTTCTTGGAAGATGTTCTCGTACTTAGCATAGGCAGACAGACTGTCAGTGACTTTCAGTTTGCTACCGACTTCGAGTGCATAGAAGGTTTCACCTTCACCAGCATCGGGTACAGCGCGACCAATACCACCTTCAACGTAAGGGGTTGCCTTACCCATTTTCCATTCGTATCCAACGCGACCTTGGTGAACTTGCTTAGAGAAGTCCTCATCAGTTCCTTTGAATTCATGCTTGGACTCCACATAGGGTCCTGCAAATGCAGGAGTCGCCAGTGCAGACATTGCCAGTGCGGCTAGTGCGATTGCTTTCATTTGAAATTCCTTTGTAATGTTTTCGGGTTTGTCATTTGAAGACCTGTATATTATACCATGGTCACCAGATTATGTCGTTAAGATCAAGTTAACTTGATTTAATTTTAGACAAACCTTAGTATATAGAGCGTGTTAACTCTAATTTAACTAATACTCCAGAAAGGACTTGAACCTTCACTCGTTAAGAACCTGGACCTAAACCAGGCGCGTCTACCAATTCCGCCACTGGAGCAAAAAGGGGAGTGTGAGCTCCCCAATTCTAACATATGGATCGACTACTCGCCGTTAGTTTTTACGGGGATGCTAACAAACCCCGCAGCGAATGTATCCGCACCAGTTGGCTTGACCCTTATCCAACGGGGTATGGGGTCGTTTGACTCCACCACCTAGTTTTACGAACTAGGAAACGCGAGGGGTCGAAGACCCATCCCGACCAGGGTTTTTATAGACTCTCCATGTCTTAGGGTATGCTCGCCACCTTGTTTTTATGGAACAAGGAAACCATCGGCGCGCCACCTACACAGTAGGACCACTCACCTCATCTTTGACATAACAGGGAACACGTTCTGGATCTAACCATTTGGTGTATTCAAAGTCTTCCATAGCAGTCAGAAGTTGCATCTGATTGTCAAGAAGATACATGTCACTGTACCGTTTGGTGTAGTGATCTGCCTTTTGAATCCTGTAGTCGGGGTTACCATTATCTAGTACCCCAACCTCAACATAACGATAAGGAAACCGTTCAAGAATGACTTTGGTTTTCATGATAAAGAGGTTGAAAGAATCCCCGTGAGGGGAAAGCGGAATGTCGGAATCGAACCGACGACGAAAGGTTGGAAACCTTTAGTTTTGCCTCTAAACTAATCCCGCAGTAAAGCATGTCCAGTATAGGACATGCAGTTAGATTAGTCAATCAAATCCTCATAGAGATTGTCTATCAGGATACCATAAGAATCATCTTCATCACCAAGGAACTGGATACCAGCATCGGCATACAGACGGTACACCTTTTGATAGATTACAGGGTATTCCTCATCAAGTGACACATCACCCTCAACTGCACCATTGAGGATTTCCAGTTCGGTTTTGCTAAACTTAGCAAATAGTTTCTTCTTAGTTTTCATTGACTCTTCTTAGGAGGTTTGAACTTTCCCCTATTGGGGAACGGGTCAGGCAGGACTCGAACCTGCGACCGACTGCTTAGAAGGCAGTTGCTCTATCCATCTGAGCTACTGACCCATGGGGTTCAGACCCCTAGCGAATGTTCAATGTTCCTAATTGCATCGGATACACTAGCGGCCTTTGCATACTCTTGGGAGGAGACTGATGTGTGAACTTCATCGATCATTTGATCTTTCAAATTAGAAAGTAGGATCTCTTCGTCGTCGAGAAAATCGTTGAGAAGGTCGTACATGGTCATCTGAACTCCTTGAGTACCTTGTTAGTATACGATAGGTTGAGGTCGTTGTCAAGCTCCAGGTTGAAGTAATCCTTTCGCATGTACCGACCGAGGATATTTGAGTTGTAGAAGCAGGGGTTACCCGCCTCGTCCCTCTCCATCAGTACATTATTTATAAACAATTGTCGAGTTTCTTCGTAGTTAGTTTTACCTACGGTCTTGTGTAGACTCAGTATAAACCTGAGAAATCTTTCTTTCCCATACTCCTTAACATCTGCCTTAAGGTCAGGACAACTCCCGTAGTATTTCTTCCAGTCACTTTCAGTTGTAACTCTCCTGCGTCTTTTACCGTCCACCTTAGGTCTAGGCTTTCGTTTCGACCAGAAATACTTTCTTCCGATATACTTTCGGTTGTTAGCAGTGTTGACAATAAGGTACACGAACCCATAGTTGTCCCCAATATCATCAGAAGTAAAAGGTTTGTCAAGGTACGTCCACGGATTGGCATAGTCAACCTTTTCTTTGTTCTCTGTAGTAGTGTTTTCATCAGTCGCAGTACCCGTCGTCGTCATCAAAGTTCTCACTGTAATATCCGTTAGGATGTTTCCCATCCCTCCTCAGATATTTATCAGGATCTTCCTTGATGGCATCCTCAAGACTCTGAGCAAGTAACTTGAGATTGTGTGCGATCAGTTTAACCTTATCATAGTTCATAGCTTGTCCTTTGAACCCTTACAGAGTTATTATAATGGTAAAAAAGAAGGGAGTCAAGCTCCCTTACCTTTAATATGCGATTTTAGAATTTTGTATTCAGTTTTGATCATCTCATATGCTTTCTTTGGAGTTAACTTATGAGCCAACTCCATAGAACATATGAAATCTACCTTCAGGTAGAAGTTTTTGATTGCCTCATCCTTACTTAGTTTTTCCTCCATGGGCCTGTACCTCTTTAGCGCTCTTGTGTAGTTGTTTCAACGCCTCAATGGTTTCTGGAGTTTCCTCCCACGTCCAAGTGTTCCCGTTCTTATCAATGAACTCTTTATTGTCTGCCATATTTCTTATAATAATTGTTGTACCTAATAAATCTAGTAAGAGATGGTGTTACACCTAGACTGTAACAACACTCCAAATATGAATTGAATTCATACCACGGAGTCGTTGGGTCTAACGTAGTGTAATTATTTATCTTCATACTTGTCACCATCCATCTTCCTGAGGATGTCATCACAAGCATCGTATCCACCGTGCTTGAATGGTCCGAAGTGATTCTGTTGATAATATCTCACGGCATCATAAACGAGTTGTTGTTGACGCTTGGTGAAATTAAGATCGCACATTGTTTTCTTTATGAATGAGGTTTGAAAGTTGACGATTTAATTCTACATGCACACTGTTAAGGTGTAGATATAGAAATTGTTGGTACTCATTGTCCGATATCAAGTTGACGATATTGTCAACCTGCTGAATTGCAAGGATGAGTTTTTCCTTTTCGGTCATCGGAGGTGAGCACTTCCTCTATATAGTACCATAAAAAAAGAGGGGTGCAACCCCCTCTTAACTCACAGTTGGAAATTGGCGAAGGTGTCCTTCTCCAGATCCTGTTTGATGCCACCGATGACGTAAGACTCGATCTCCGTCTCCTGTGGTGCGTTCTGTTGACCCTTAGAGTTCAACCAATGTTGAGTCCAAGGCAGTGGATTGTTTGACATGGGTTGGTCGAAGATTGGTTTGAGACCAATCGACTTCATGCGTCTGTTGGCAATGTACTCAACGTATTGACACAGTAGTTTATCATTGAGACCAATCATAGATCCATTCTTGAACAGATACTCTGCCCAGGAACGTTCTTCCTCTACTGCATTTCTATACATTGCATAGACATTCTCTTCTTCCTCCTGCATGATCTCTTTGATCACTGGATCATCCCCGTTAGCCCAATTCTTGATAATGTTTTGTGTAAGTACAAGATGCTGACTTTCGTCTCTTGCGATGAGAGAGATAATCTTAGCGGATCCCTCCATAAGTTTGAGTTCACCAAACGCAAAAGAACATGCGAACGAGACATAGAACCT